CTCACAGATCAACAATCGTTGTACCTGCCTATTGAGATGGGCACACCCCCTGTGGAGCCGAAGCGAGCCGAACGGACCGGACAGCGTGAACAGGCACCGATCACCGAAGGTGAACTTACACCCCTCCAGCAAGAGTTCTTCACTACGCAACTTGCCAAGCAACGTGCTGATGATATTGAAGCCCGTATGCAAGCAGGTGAATCTGTCACTCCTGCTGAGCAGTTTTTCTTGCGATCCTATAAACAGGAGCTTAAGCGCAGAGCCGCAGAAGGCGAGAAGCGTGACGTTGAGCTTGAGGGTATACCTAAAGAACCTGAAGGTAGACGAGATGTTGAGCTTGCTGTTGAGCCAAGCCGTGCTAGGGATCGTACGGGGCAGTTAACAATTCCTGATTTAGAAATGGTGCCCCCAGGCTCGCAGGCACAGCCGTCAGAAACTGTAACTGAAGAACCTGTTACTACAAAAGATAAACGCCAGATGGAGATGTTTACTCCCACTGGCAAACCCTCAAAAGCAGCAAAAGTAACAACGAAAGGGGCACAAGATGTTACTGAACCTACCGTTACAACAAGTGGAGAGAGCGTTCCAGTTTCTGGCCGACCCGACAGAGGAGTACCCACCGGAAGAGCTGAGCCATCTGTCGACGCTAGAGTGGAACGCGCTGAGCCAGCTACTGACCAACCTGTACGAGGAGAGAAGCCAGCACAGGGTGCAGTGAAGGAAGAACAAAAAGCACCAGAAAAAACTGAAGAGAAACAACCCGAGGAAAAAACCAAACCCAAAAAGGAAACCCCCAGTGCCGTTACGCCCACCGAAACCCAGCAAGCAAAAGAAGAGGGAGCAGCAAAGACTACTGAAAGAAAAAAAGTGGCAGAGCCAGCCACTGGAGAACCCACCGAAGATCGCACCCTACAAGGTCAACTCAGCAAGGTAAAAACTGAGCGTGGGCAGAAACGCACTGAAGCAGAGAAAGAGCTTGGTGTATTTCTTAAAACCATTGAAGATGGTTTCTTAGCGTATGAGCCTAAAGAAGTTGGCACTGAAAATGATCAGGAGCGAGTTAGGTTAATACGCCGGAATGCCACAACCGAAACAGGCACGGCTGCGCGAATCTACTTCAACAAGATGAAACGGCTTGTTGATGGTTTGTACATGATGGCGTGGGATATTGCCAATAACACCCCACGAGCTAGATCTGTAGAAGACACGCACCCGATTGAAAGTGAGTTCCTCAAAGGCATGAACGCGGAGAACGCTAAGTTGGCTGTGCAGTGGGTTAGAAATAATTTAAGCGATACAGTTAGACGTAAGCTTGCCGACCAAATGCTTTCGACAAGACGCGCTGCGGCTACTTCCGATAAGTTTGTAAAGTTATTATCAGATGCGTTGGATGCAGAGCGTGTTGCACAATCAAAAGCTAAGGGTAAAGCTGACGTAACTAATGCCGAGATTGACGATGTATTGGCTCAAATGGAACGGGCTAAGAATCGTATTGAAAGTCTTTCTAAAGTTAAAGTTAGTGGGCTTAAGCCATTAGGTGTTTCGGGTGGGTTTGTTGCTACTCCCACTGATTCTGACAGCGCCAATTACTTCCTTAACTCTGATGCAGTCTCCCCACTCACCAAGCCACTGCACCCTGCGATGGAAGGTGCGCTTCGTTCCGGTGATCTGCCGACTGCGCTACGCCTTATGGCTGTACAGGGTGAGATGATTGGCAAGATTGCCAACGCACTGCTTGCTGGTAACCTGAAGACTAAGGTAAAAGTTGTTGATGGGTTGAAAGAAAACGGACGGCCCGCTGCTGGTTATTACGATCCTAAAACTGATACGATTTATTTGGATAGCGAGATCGGGCTTAACAACCACGTTGCCCTGCACGAAGCAGTTCACGCTGCCACATCACACATACTGGCTAACAAGTCACACCCTGTTACCAAACAACTTCAGTCATTGTTTGACGCAGTAAAGGATCAGCTTGGTGATGCTTACGGTACGCAGTCATTGGATGAGTTTGTTGCCGAAGCTTTCTCCAACCCGGACTTCCAAGCACAACTTGCCGCTATTCGTATTAACGTCAAAGATGGCAGACCCGTGTCTGCGTGGAGTCGGTTTGTAAATACTATTACAAACTTTGTTCGCCGCTTGATGGGCATGGAAGCCCGACCGTTTGAAGTTAAGTCTGCGATGGATGTTGCCGATGAGCTGATTTCGCAGATCATCTCCCCTGCTCCTGCAAGTCGGGACGGTGCGCGGTTGATGATGCAAGCTACTACGAACCCCAACTTCTTTATAAAGTATCTGGACAGCTTGACCGAGAAGGCTGTAGCTAGGGGGCCAAACACTACGCTGTCTAAAATCGCTATCGCCGTTAATGAGTTTTTATCAGGCACTCTGCCTAAGTTTGCTCGCTCCACCATCCTGTCTTCGCTTCCGCTTGAAGCGTTTGTTGAGGTTGCCGAGAAGTACCTTCCCGGTGTGAAGAAGCTTGACTTGTTATTAGATCAGCGCAGTGGTTATGAATTTAAGATGCTCAAAAACACTGAGCCTCTGATTGCCGCAGCCGAGAAGTGGTCTAAGAAAAACGGTGAGGTGATGACCAAGCTGTTTAACAAAGTCATCTACGGCAGCACACTCGCACGAGTCGATCCGACTAAAGCGAGGGACACTTATAAAGGTGATGCAGAAGCCCTCAAAGCTTGGGACACACTCAATAAAGCGTTTAACAAACTTGACCCTGAAGGTAAGCAGCTTTACATGCAGATGCGGGATACCTACGGTCGGTTGTATAAAGAATTGCTCGACAGTATTGAGGACCGCATCAACACGCTGATCCCCGATAAAGCTCGTGCCGACTCTATTAAGAAAGACATCTGGGCGAAGATCACAGCACGGGGTGGCATCGATCCTTACTTCCCACTCACTCGTAAAGGTGCTTACTGGTTGTCATACGCTGATGCCAAAGGCGAGCACTATGTGTCTGCCTATGAGAATCGCTTTGAGCGCAACAAAGCTATAGAAGCGTTAGGTAAGAAAGGGTTCAAGGAATTTGAGGAGTTCTCAAATCTGGATCAGTTTAAAGTTTTCTCCCGTGCACCAAGCACATCGTTTATTAACGGTGTGATCAAAACGCTTGAGATCAACCGCCCCACGAAAGGCGATGCCGAAAGTCTCAAACGTTATAAGGATGCTGAAGAAGAAATCGTGCGGTTGTTCTTAAACTCACTGCCTGAGACTGCGTTTGCTCAGTCGTTCCAAGCGCGTGAAGATCGGCTTGGGTTTGATGAAGATGCGATTGGTGCGTTACGCACGAAGTCGTTTAGTCTTGCTCGTCAGATTGCCAACATGCGCTACGGTGCCAAGATGCAAGATCTTTTGGCGAAGATGGCTGAGTCGGTTAAGTCCGAGCGTGGGAAAGCAGAAGATCCTGAGAAGACTGCACTAGCGCAGGAGTACCTTGAAGAACTTGGCAAGCGTGTCAAAGTGATTACCGACCCGCAAGTTTCGGATTGGTCTAGGCTGCTTACAAGTTTCGGCTTTAACATGACCTTGGGGTTAAACCTCTCGTCAGCCATCATTAACTTATCCCAGGTGCCGTTGGTTGTACTGCCTATTCTTGGTGGTAAATATGGATACGATCAGGCACGGCAAGCTATCCAGCGTGCCTACACTACTTACGCTAAAACAGGTTTTAACACCGAGCGTGAAGTTGATTACATTGACGAGAACGGTAAACCTGTTAAAGCCAAGTACAAAATGAAGGCTATGCCTAACTTGGGCAACCTGAATTTTGATGACCCCAACACCCCCGCAGAATTTAAGCATTTGAAGACACTTGCAGAGATGGCGTCTGATCGTGGGATGCTTAACAGTTCACAGCTTTACGATACGTTGGAGGCCAACGAAGGCACGTCGGTATCAGGCAAAGTCAACGCCGTAACAGGTGCGATGTTTCACCACGGCGAACGGATGAACCGTCAGGTTTCGATGATAGCCGCCTACGAGTTGGAGCTTGCACGTCTAAAGAAAGAAGGACGTACAGGTAAAGCCGCAGAAGAAGAGGCTGCTAATTATGCAATCTATACCACCAAGCTTACCAACGGTGGTACTTCCGCAGGTGCTGCCCCTCGTATCGCGCAAGGCAATATCGGTCGTGTCGTGTTTATGTTTAAGCGTTACGGCGTGTCGATGTACTACATGCTGTTCAAAACTGCGAACGAATTATTAAGACATCAAGACAAGAACGTACGAGATCAGGCAAAGATGCAGATCGCTGGTCTGTATGGTATGGCAGCACTTTTTGCTGGTGTACAGGGACTACCGTTCTTTGGTCTTGCTGCGATGGTGTATGCCGCTACCCTTGCAGATGATGACGACAAGGAAGACACGCTTGAGATTCAGACCCGCAAGTACATGGGCGAGCTTGCATACAAAGGTGCGTTTAACTATATCTTCAACGTCGATGTCGCTGCACGGATGGGCTTCAATGATTTAATTGTGCGGGATGTACTCAACGAACAGGATAAGACGTTACTTGTTCGCGCTGCTGAGATGTTAGGCGGTCCGGTCGTAGGTTCCGTAAGTAAGTTAGAGCGTGGCTACAACCTGATGAAAGAGGGCGAGATGTATCGTGGTGTGGAAGCTATGCTACCCACGTCGCTCGGCAATATGATGAAAGCCACCCGATTCCTCAGTGAAGGCACTGCCAAAACTGTGCGGGGTGATCCTATCGTTGATGATGTCAGTGCAGGGAATGTCCTCGGACAATTCTTCGGGTTTGCACCAGCCGATCTCACCAAGCAACTAGAAATAAACGCACGAGAGAAAGGTATTGACCGTCGGGTCAATGAAGAGAAAACAAACAACCTGCGGAAATACTATGTGGCTTCGCGTGTCGGTGATGCCGACGGTATGCAAGAAGCCAAGGAAGAGCTAAAGAAATTAGGTGATAAGCATAAGGGACTTTTCCCGGATGGTTTGGACAAAACTATCCAACGCTCGCTGGCGCAACACGCCAAGTCAACGGAGCGTATGTATCACGGAGTGCTGTTCAGTCGTGCCCTTGAGGATGAGCTTCGTAAAGATGCTGCGGAGCTAGAGGACTGAAAAAATCCCCCGGACCAGCCGGGGGTAAATTCTTGGAGAAGAATGAGATAGGAGACATCTCGCAGCGGATAGTATCACAGCAATCTCCAAAAGCGTATCCCCAATCTACTCCCCTCAATCCGGTCGGCAAAGACTACCTTCCAATCCTTGTCTTTCGCCAACATCTTTACCTGTCTTTTTGCCTCGGCTAAGTTCAGTGCCGGAATGAACATCGACATGCCGACTTCAAAGTTGTCCAGATCCAGAAAGATAATTAACCCGTCTGGATCAATTGTGTTCAGGTAATAGGCTGTCCTATGATACGGCTGTAGGGGTTTCGGTTTCTTCATGTATCCACCCCGACGCGTCTAAGTATAGTACCCTGATCGATGGCAGGTTCATGCGAGTGCCTTTACCCATGCGCTTTGATACGTACTGTGCCTTCGACTTGCCTCGGCGCAAGTTGTTAATTAGGTTTTCAAAGTTTATTTGCCGTTTGACGCACCAATCTTTAAACGGCTCGATCATCAAGAACAGCTCTTTCTTGTCGTACTCATACCGTGCAATTAACGAAATGCGGGGGGTGCTGTCTGGTATGACTAGATGCTCTAAAGAGTCAGGAAGGTTACGCGCATCTTCAGTGCTCTTGATACGCAGGATGTTGTTCCAGTTGGCAGCAAGGTAGTCATTGATAACAGCTTCAGGGTCAGTCTTATATCGCAGCACAGAACCCTTGGCATTTTTTACTTTATCAACGATCCACTCAAAAACTTCTTCTACGTTGTAATTAATGAACCCCAACTTTCGTCCTATGATGAGACCTAAGATTCCAAAGGCACCCAAGACTGAGTAGTACCGCTCTGGTTGTGCAAGCTTCGCGCTCTTATCTAACTGCAATTGAATTTGGGTAAACAACTCACGTAGCGCAGCCATATTATTGATGGCGTATTGCACAAGCGGTACAGCAACCACACCAAAGTTTTTCACCTGATCGCGAGACAGTTTATCCGTCAGCTCTTTGCTAGCTTCATCATTCTCTGCAAAAACTCTTTCAGCTTGCACTTCAAGCACACGCAGTGCTTCTGCCGAGGGTCGTGCCTTCGCAATACTCAACCGCTCATGCCAACTGACGTTACCTGTTGTAATGACAGGCAACCCCCATGTATCACCACGCTCCCGCTCAACATTACCTTGTGGTCCCATGCGGTTACGCTGCTTACCCATCGGGACCGAGTAAGCCATTGCCCCTAGCTCTTCCGGTTTTGCGTCTGTAATTTCATCAAACACGATGGGGATGTTTTTGTGCACTTCCATGCGTAGGTAACGGCTTGCCATTGTGTCGTTTTCTTTGAGCACAATTTCTTCCGGGTTGCCCCAGATACTTGCCATGCCGATTGCACTAGTCGTCTTACCTAGCCCCGACTCTTCGCTATAAATGTGAAACACCGCACCGTACAGAGGTTTAACGAAGGGGAAGAGAAACCCACCAAAGCCAAGACCGATTACGAATTGGTGCATTTGCATCTTGGGTTGTTCGTAAAACTTCATGGTTTCAATCCAACCATCAAGCGTACCTTCTTCTCTAAACTCGTCAATGATCTTGTTTGTCTTGGTTGACGGTGGGTTGTACTCCACACGATCACCGTAAATAACTTTTGTACCAACCACAAACGCATCCATGCGCTTGTCATCAACCCAACCAAATTGTTTTCGCACGTTATCTGCCTTTTCTGAAAGTTGTAACGTATCGGACCACTTGATAAAGTAATCCATAAGGTCATTAATCTTTGGCACCAACACGCCCCGTGCCGCGAGTGTCTTGCGTAGCTCCTCGCGTGAAGTAACGTTTGATGTAGGTATTGCAAAATCACGAACCCCATCTTGGGGTAAATGCAGACGCACAATCAATGTGTCTCCTGAATCCTTGTCATGCAATCTGCGTATGACATATATATCGTTATGATAGACAGGGACTTCAAGTGTCTCCCCATCTTTTATTACTCGCTTAAACACCCCACCGCTTCTCCCCCTAAAGTAAGGCTTAGGGTATGGGGGTATGTGATACGTAGTTGGCAACACCGAGACCGATGCAGTGGATGGCGGGACAGTGATAACGTTATCTTCGGCAGTAGCTTCTTGCACAATACGCCCGATGCTGATGGGGGACTTGATCTTACCTTTGTGTATGCACCCTTCGCAGAATCCGGGGTTCTCTTTCTCGAAGGTCTCACACAAAAACGGTCCCTTGATACGGTATGCCTTGTCTTCAGTTTCTATAGGGTCATATTCAGGGTGCCGACGTGACACCATATGAATTGCTTTCTCAGCTTCTATGGTATGTACTGCAATTGATAACGCGGCTCGCCATTTGGGTTCACTCATTGTCTCTTGATGTTCAATGATGTGAGCAAGCTGAGCACAACCTTTACCTTGTGCCGACTTCTGTAAAATTATTTTGAAGCTGTTTCTGTAGTTACCGATCAAGGCTTGAGTAACAGGGTCCATCACCGCAGTGCGCGTCATCTTTGGGCGCACCTGCTCTTCCCCGATCATCTCTCGTAACTCATCAAACTGAGGCAGGTTACCGGCAGTGACGTAATCAGGAATATAAAAAATCTTTACCGTTTTCGGTGGGTCATCTTTGTAATGGTTGGTGCCGGGAACTCGTAACACCGACGCTGCATTGGCAGTGATCGATGGGTCAACGCTAAACCCGTGAAGTCTGGTTAGACTAAGAAGTTTATTGGCTACAGGTTGCCAAGTATCCCGCTCAACTTCCTCAGCAAAAGGCCAATACGCATGGATGCCCCGGCCCGAACTCACTAGGATAGGTTTAGGCAGACCTGCATCTGTTATAAATTTTCTTAGGGCTACTGCACCTTGCTGTTGGTCAGGGTATGGCTTAGTGGGTCCGCAGTCAACATCCATAAACAGACTACGCATCCAAGGGTGGGCATCTGCTTCACGCGAGCCTTTGTCGGGGAACCGGCCTAATGCAAAGTAAGTATCCCATCCATCATCACTGAGTTTGGCTGTATAAGTTATAAGCTCATCAACAGTATCCAAGAAAGTTTGTTTTTTACCATCCCTTGCCTTTATCCCTTTTGCTGAGAAGCTGCAAAAGAAACCCCTCCGTGCAAGGACTGTTTCCAAGAATGTTTTTGTGTCCATAGCCGCTTCCCCCGCAGAAAAAAGATAGGGCGACAGGACTCCCTGCGGCGCGGAGCCTTTTCGATCCGTCGATCTAGTCGCCCGTAGACTACAAATTACTCGTCGTCAAACTCGTTTACCAAAGCTGCCAAGTCCGTTGCATTTTCAGCAGGTTTCTTAGTTACTTTCTTTGGCTCCTCGGGTTCAACTGCGGGAGCAGCTACTACAGGTGCAGCAATCAGCGCGGGTTTCTTCGCTGTATCTGCTTTGCCCAACGAAAGCTTGATAGCGGCTTCAGCTTCCGGTGAGTCTTTGCGCTCATTAATAACGTCGAACTCTTGCTCTGATACGTGGCGCACAGGTTTGAAGATCAGCTTGGGCGTGGGGCTTGCCGTATCAAAACGCATTTCAGTAACAACACCACTGACGGGGACGCCGTGCGCCTGAAGATGTTTTGCGTAACGCTGCAATGGCATCTTGTTGGTTTCGCCTTCACCAAAGATTGATGTGGCAGGAAGCGTAAGCCTGAAGATGTCACCCTGCGTATCGTTCTCCAACAGAACCGCCAAGTTTTGCGAGTAACGGCAAGCACGGCTTTCGCCCTGCCCAGAACCTTTAGCATTCTGCGGGCAATTTGCACAGCTCTCAGATTGGCGCTCGTTGGCATCTGCATCAGGTTTCAAGCCATTCGATGACCAGCATTTAGGTGCGGTGATCTCACCTTCAACGTACACGCCACCATAGTAGGTACGTGCGACGTTCGGCGCAGCTTTAATGATGATGATATTCATGGCGCGGTCTTCGTTAACCGCAACCTCTTTACCACCTGACATCATACGGAACACGCTGCCTTTGATGGAGATGCGCTTTGCACCACCCCCATCGCTCCCGGCAAGGGCTTTTGTTGTATCGTCTTGAACGTTCTTTAAATAAGAAGGCAAACCGCCTTTGAACAATGCTACTTCACTCATCTGTTTCTCCAAGGTTAAACATCAGAATCAGGGTCGAAATTAAACGACATCTGACGGGGATCTACTTCAGGCTTCTTGTCAGCCTCACGTAACGACTTCTCTACTTCAGATAACTTATAACGAAATACACCTCCTGCACGAATGTGTGGCACTTTGTTTTTTCTCGTCCAAATGCGAACTGTGGATGCTGACACAGCAAAATACTTTGCCACATCTTCCAATGAAACATAGGGTTCTAAAGCTGTTTCGGTCATTTTTTCCTCACGGTGACTGAGTATTCACTATCAACGTTCAAGCCGGGGGGCAGAACTTCGGGGTTTTCCTCCAAGAATTTTTTTAGGTTCCCTTGGTGGATGCGCTTTTCGAGCAGCCACGGCGCTTGGTGCTCAAGGATAAACTCGTTCATGGACTCCCAATCGTTTGTCCAGTACGTGGATTTCAATGTGCGGTAGATCAAACCCTCGGGGGTACGCACACTGTCTGCGCCAATTGTTTTGAGGTGCTGAAGCAGCGCCGATTTAACCATGCCAAGTTTGGAATTCAGCTTGCCTTCCTCTTCCTCAAATGTGGTACGAAGCTCTTGACGCTTCTCGTAGATACGCCGGTAGGTGCGAACTAGCTTATCGATGGGGACAGTAGTCTCATCATTACTCATTTTCATTTCTCCAAGTAGTACAGAATCTAGTTATGCGCGTACTTTACTGCGCTTTTTTATCTATGTCAAGTAGATTTTTGTAAAGATCAACTAATTGTTCGTGACTGTCAATTCTTTTATCTAACATGTCATACAGATGTTTCTCTGCACGGCTCCCCTGCAACCTGACAACGGTTACCGGATGCTTCTGCCCTGCACGGTGTGCTCGTGCATTAGCCTGTGCATAGATCTCCAACGATGGGGTCGGCCCCCACCACACAATCGTATCAGCGGCTGTCAACGTTACACCATGCGCTGCGGCTTGCGGTTGGATCAACAGGATACGGGGTGTATCCTCAGTCTGAAACTTACGAAAAATATCGGCTCGTTTCTGCGCGGGCACGTCACCGTCAATCACTTCAACACTGTGTCCGTCGTTTATCAGTGCATCTTTTAAAATTCGTATGGTGTGTTTGAAGGGTACGAACACTAGAATCTTATTGTTAGTCTGGTCAATGGTCTCGGTTAGAACTTTGTAACGGTTCTTGATGTCGAATGAAATGACTTCCCCGCTGTCTGAGTACACCGCACCACATGAGATCTGTAGCAGCTTGTTGATGCTGATAGCTGCATTGACTGCGGTAACCTCTTCCCCTGCCGCCTGAACAACGAACTGTTTACGCATAAGGTCGTAATACTTGCGCTGCTGTGGGGTAAGCTCTACATCCCGCTCGGTATAAATCATGTCGGGTAGATCTAGGCATTCCTCTTTCGTATAACGTATTGCAGGTTGTAACGCGTTAAAAACAATGTCAGTTGCCGTAGGTTTGGGTACCCATTTAAATTGGGTAACTTTGTACATCACACGATCTTTAAAGCTCGTGAAAAACTTAGGTACACCCTCCGGGTTGACTAGCTTGGCGATCCCATAAGCATCGGTAGGAGACTGTGCTGCGGGTGTGCCTGTCAGCATCCAAAGCCACGTCTTCGCGGTAACAAGTTTGTTGAGCACCTTCCACCGTTTGGTCTGTGCATTCTTGTAAGCGTTAGCCTCGTCCACCACAATCAGGTCAAAGCCACCCTGTGCAATCGCGTCGGCCACGATCTCCACGCCGTCGTAATTGATGATGATAAATCCGGAATCACTCTGAATAATTTTTCTGCGCTTATCCGATGACCCGTAAGCGATGTCAACGCTGCGGTGCATAGCAAACTTAAACAAGTCACCTCGCCACGCCGAATCCATAATGGATAGTGGGCAGATAACAAGTACTCGGCTAATCACACCAAGCTTCATCAAGTAGTCTGCTGCCCAGATGACCGAGCCTGTTTTGCCTGTACCCTGCTCGTTAAAGCAGAAAGCCTTCTGATTGAGGGTGAGGAATGATGCCGTGGTCTTCTGGTGTGCGAAGGGTCGGTAGCGTCCGGGCCAGCCGTAGTCCCGCAGAATGGGTGATGGCACGTTTCGGATGCGCAGGTTCTTCAGTACCTTGGCTTCCTCGTACCCCCACCGCACTAGGACACGGTTATCATCTAACAGCTTAGATTTTGGTATGACCTGCAACACCCGCTGCGGCTTGCTTAAGCTCAGCAGTAAAGCTTTGTTCTCGATGATCTGCATTCGTTTCTCCAAATAAACTATCGAGCAAAGTGGGTGTCCACAATGCTCTTTGTTATGTACAGCTAGAACTTGTTACTGCTTACTACTTTACTTACGTTCGCGTTTGCTTGTTTCTG